TTGTTCGAACACTGTGATATCTAGGAATTGGGAAAGTAAATCTTTTCGTTCTTTTTGAGACTTTTCAATAAAATTGTTGTTGTCAGCTTGAAGTGAAAATGCAGTTAAAATAAAATCATCATATGTACCTAAATATCTACGTATGTTTTTATTTGTTTCACTGCGTTCTTCTCCGTTTAAATTTTCTGAATCTGTATAAAAATCAACATCTACTTTTACGTGAGTTTCTTTCTTTTTGTTTTTTGTTCCTCGTCGTTCTATGGTATACATAACGCCGTTCATTTCAAAACGAAATGTTCCGCGGAACCATGTTTTTTTGTTGTTTAAAACTTCATTTGCTTTGCCAGTTTTGCTACATTTATCAAATATAGTATATGTAATTGCATCAAGCAAACTAGATTTACCAGATGTATTTGCAGCAAACAATCCGCACACATCTTGCAAATTTTCAAAATTTATAACATTGCCTTCGCCGTATGAAAACATGTTATCGAATTCAAATGAAACTGGATGCCATGTTATGTGACGTATAGATTCTACTGCCGGTAATTTTGAATTTACGGTGCGATTGATGTGACGAATTGCATCTGTTTCTTCTGCGGTTGCTTGTGGAAAATTAACTGAAATGTAATCAGTAATTAGCGTATTTTGATATTCTACATCTCGTACGTTTCCAATAGTATAAGATGACGATGAGTCTGTATTAACTATGGCAGTTGATCTTTGTATTGTGATGTCTTGTACATCGTATTTTTTACGAACCGTTGCAATTAATTTTTTCATATCAGCTGCTGACGTATCTTGAAACTTGATACGTATTCTCGGTTTAGCTGGCATTCGATGCGGTGCATTAATTATTTTAGTACCTCGAACTTCTAAAGTTATATAACCATAATCATTTTCGATTTCTACAAATTTAGCAGCGCGATCAGGTAAGTCCCATACTAGTATGCCATGGTCTAATGCTTCTCCGTGGTTCTGCTGGATGAGACTACCAGGATAAGCAATTGTTTTGGCTTCATTTAAAAACTGTGCTGGTTTATGAATATCGCCTAACAACGTAATGTCATGTCCATCGAATAAATCAACGCCTACGTGTTCATTTGAAATTTGATACCCGATATCAGTGCGTGCCGTATTAACTGCTCCGTGATGCAATGCAATTTTATACGCAGCTTCGAATTGATTGGCTCTAATGTATTCGCTAGGTGGAACATCTACTGCCATGTGATTGAAAACGACGTTGGCAATTTCAAACAATCCGTTTTCTTTAACAAAAATAATGTTAGGATTTTTTATAACATTGAGAATTGGACTTATAGCATCAACGCGATGCATATTGTTCAAATTCATATCATGATTGCCTAGTATCACTACGGTTGGAATCGTAAACCCATCGAAAAATTCAACTAACATATCGATAAGTTCCGGAGACATATCCAATTTGCTATGAACGATATCTCCAGTAACTACAGCAATACTATTATCAGTAGCGTGTTGTGCTATGTAGTTAAACATGTTTTGAAACACTTCTCGATATTCTCGATGTCGTTTCAATGTTCGTATATGTACGTCGGAAATGTGATAAATTTTATCAATCCACTTTAATCCAATATCATAATGTTTTATGTCCATATGAGTCCCATTTTTAATTGCATTAAACGTTCAAATGTTAATACATCGGTATTTTCAATAATTTCCGTAATGCGTTCGAATCCTAATTCAGCTGCATCTTGATTTTGCAATTCTACGAAATAAACATTTAATCCTTCTGCCATGAAACGTTCTGCAATACTAATTGCATTCTTCAATGCATCGGCATCCAAACAAATATAAATGTCTCGTACTCGTTCTTGTATGATTTTCTTTTGTAGTGCAGGTTGTATTATTTTTCCAAATAATGGAATTGCATTTCGTTTTACCGCAATTGCATCAAATGAACCTTCGCATAACACTATCGGCTGTGACCAATTAATTGTTAAATCAAAACCAATAATGTCTTTAGATACTTTAGGATTTTTATGTTTTTGTGTATCTGCCTTATAAAAAGCACGGCTTACAAAATAATTCAATTGTCCGGCCGCGTCATAACTAGGTATGATTATCTTACCAGCATATTCTCCAGCTTCGCAATATCCAATTCGATATTTAACTATATCAAAAACAGTAACGTTGCGATTATTTAAATAATGTATTGCGTTTTTATAATCCGGAGTATTTTTTTTAATCCATAATGGTTTGTAATCTACCGGTAATTGTACAACATCTGGCTTAGATACGGTAACTGTAGTTTGTCGGTATTTTGTAGATTCAATTATCCGTTCCAATTGTTCGAAACGTTCTTTGGGAAGATTTAATTGTTTGAATAACGACGCAATGCTGCGTCCTTTTTTATCAGATATCCAACAGTGCCATGGATTTTCTCCGTTAGAATTTGTGTGAATATCAATTTCTAATTTTGGTTTATAGTGAGAAACAAACGGAGAAAAGAATGCGATATTATTACCAGAAGTAGATTTACCTTTACCTAGAATTGATTCTAATAATTGTAATAATTTAATATTCTTCACTAATATAATATAAATAAAATACTGTATTAATCCAATTATTTATATTAATATATTATAATTAATAATATTGGTTAGACACATACATTACATTTCTGGTCTAACGATCGATTCAATACTGAATCAATCATTAATTAATATGAAACATTAATTTCATTGAATGTATTAAAAATTTTTCACATTTCAAATCTTTACGTAAAAAATTTCTTAACATCGATAACTTCTTCTCCGTCACGTAGACATTCCGCGAACCATTCTGCAGGAATTTCTTTTTTTGCAACATGTTTAATTCCTAATTTTGCAGCATATGCTTCATATGTAGTTTGGCTTCCTTTAGATATTTTTTGAGTAGGAGTTTGAAATACCATGCGAATATCAATTCCAGGATTCGATGCTAATACATGTTTCATTTTTAAACGATCCGCACTAGTCCATCGTCCTTTAGTTTCAATAAACATTAATTCGCCGTTACGTTTAACGAATACAAAGTCTGGAGTATATTTTGCTTGACGCTCCGGTACTATGTAATTTAATGTTTCAGTTTCATATTTCAAAGGATAATCAGCTGATTTTATTTGTTCAGCTACAACATGTTCTAATCCTGATTTGTAACCGTATTTATATGCAGCAGCTCGTTTTGAACTACCAGCGCTGTGCCAATGATTTTTTGCCATAACTATTATTTTATTTATTCTAATTAGATTTTTTCCAATCTATATATTCTTTCCAAGTACTAGTTTTTCCATTCGGCTTCGTTATCGTTGCCGAATCTACAAAAACTCCATTTTCTACATCTCCTGATACTAGATAATCTTTCATTATGCCGCCGCCTTCTTCCCAAAATTTAAAATCAGTAATTGTTCCTTGCCAAAAACGATACTCTAATTCTAGAGTAGCAGAATTATAAGCTTCAGCTTGTATCGTTCCAATAAATATTTTATTCATCGTAACTGGATCTGTTACAGAACCTATATATTGAATTATATCTTGTTCATATTTATCATCTAATATATCTCCTGTAAATAAAAACGTTTTTGTAACTTTACTTAAAATTTTATCTGCTAAAAATGTAAAAATAATTGTTATTTCTTGATTTTCCATTTTACTATATAGATCTACATCTTTGCCGTTTAGGTTGATAGTATATATTTTTTCAATTGGAGGATCTGGCTCGTTAACTGGCGCTTCTGGTAATTTGCTAATATCTATTTTTGTAAAATCTACGGTTGGTAATGTAATATTAATTTTTTTTAATTTGTTGTACCATTCTTCATATTGTTTTAATCCATTTGGATCTACATTTTGTCGATTTAAACCTTTTTCTAGTAACAATTGTTTCGCATAATATTCTCCATTTTCAAATTTGTTTATTGAAGAATCGCCTATTCGTTCGAGGGTTCGTATGAATATTTGTACCTGATCGCCAGTTGTATCTTTATCTTTCTTTAAAAACAATTCAGTTTGATTAGCAAAAAATTCACGGTCAAATACCCAACATCTAAAAGAAAAAACTCTAGCAGATGGTCGTAAATCTCCACTTATCAGTGCCACATGATCTTGGTTTAAAATATTTGTTACTTTAGCAAATTGCGGTTGTTTTAACACATCATTAATAGATTTAAATAAAACATCTTCAGAAGCACGTACTTTCGGTAATTTAGATTTTTGTTTATCCGTGCCAGGTTCTTGTTTTGGTTTGAATTTTTTTGCAATAACTCTTACATCAAATCCATATACCGCACCTGCAGCTTCGTATTCTGATCTTTCAGTTGTTTTATCAGCACCATTCATCAATGAAATTTTTACCGGGATATCTTCTGGATCATATTCAATTGGAGTAACTTCGCTTTGTTCAAAAAGCATTGTTCTAATAATACGTTCTAATAGGTTCTGTTTCATATATAATAAATATTTACCAATCA